TAGTGTGAAAGTTAACGGGGCTCAGGTCCGTGATCGTAAGGGCCTCGCATTGCTGGAAATGTGCTATCAAAACGAAGGTTACGAAAAATGTATTACAAAACAAGGTGTTACATATCGCATTTATCGTTAAAAATAACTTGACAATAATTGGACACTCTGATACAATACTTGTATTGACACTGAAATAAAGGAAACGAAATGTCTCTCGCACCCCTGACAGAACGCCAAAAAACTTTGATTGTTTCCAACGTTGTGAAAGCATGTAAGAACATTGATAACCTGAACAAGACCGGTTACAAGTATTTGTATCTGTGCTCTGGCTTCATTGCTCACTACGACCTTTATGGTTTCATTGCTAGCTACACCGGCGAAACATTGAAGCAAGACCTGTTGTCTTACGCAGGTCAAAATCAATGGAAAAACTTTCGCCCAGGCGAACGTGACTACGAATATTACATGAGCAAGGCTGATGTATATAACCGAATTCTTTCGCAAATTGTTTGACAATAAATCAAATCTCTGTTAAACTATCTTTTCTTTCAATCAAACGCTATTTTTTAGGAGCATCTAATGGCATCGCAAGTATCTGACAATCTGACAATCACTTCTGTTCAAGCACGTAAAGCATTGCTTACTGCATTCAAATCTAAACGTCCTGTTTTCTTGTGGGGTCCTCCCGGTATCGGTAAGTCTGAGGTCGTTGCTGAAATTGCTGATGAACTCGGCGGTGCAATGATTGACTTGCGTATGGCACAGATGGAACCCACTGACATTCGTGGTATCCCATTCTTCAACAAAGAAATCAACAAGATGGACTGGGCTGAACCTGTCGATCTGCCTAGCGAAGAATTCGCTAAAGACTACCCTGTTGTTGTTCTCTTTCTCGATGAAATGAACTCTGCACCCCCAGCAGTACAGGCAGCTGGCTATCAACTTATTCTTAACCGTCGTGTCGGTAAGTACAAACTGCCCGATAACGTTGTTATCGTTGCGGCCGGTAACCGTGACAGTGACAAGGGTGTTACTTATCGTATGCCGATGCCCCTCGCTAACCGTTTCGTTCACGTTGAAATGCGAGCCGATTTTGCATCTTGGCAAAACTGGGCTGTGAACAAAGGCATTCACAAGGACGTGGTTGGTTACTTGTCTTTTGCTAAACAAGACCTGTATGATTTTGACAGCAAGTCCGCAAGCCGTGCTTTCGCTACTCCTCGTTCTTGGTGTTTCGTTAGCGACCTTCTGAATGACGAGGACAATGTTGATAACGATACATTGTTTAACTTGGTTGCAGGTGCAGTTGGTGAAGGTCTTGCAGTTAAGTTTCAAGCACACCGCAAGATTGCAGGCAAGATGCCCGAGCCTTCTGACATTCTCAGCGGCAAGGTCACTGATCTGTCTGTCAAGGAAATCTCTGCAATGTACTCCCTGACTATTTCTATGTGTTACGAACTCCGTGACTCTATTGAAAACAAGAAGGTCAATAGCAAGGAATTTCATGCAATGGCTGACAACTTTTTCAGCTACATTATGAAAAACTTTGAAACTGAACTGGTTGTTATGGGTGCTAAGATTGCACTGAAAACTTACAAGCTGCCAATTGAGCCCTCTCAATTGAAGAACTTTGACGAATTCCACAAGAAGTACGGTAAGTACATCGTGGAAGCAGGTAACTAATCGTTACGTGCTTTGCAGGGTGAGTGTAGCAATATGCTCACCCTTTTTTTATAAAGGAAGTATAATGTCTGGTAAAAAGTATTTTTATTCTCTTGGTCAACGTGCCCGGTCATGGGGTATGACTAAGGATGCTGGTATGGAACATTTCAAAATTGAAGCGGGCGCACATTACGCACGTATTGCATTTGATGCAGGATACAGAGGTTTGTCTCTATGACAGAAAAAAAGAAAATGGAAGTGGTCTTTGCGCCTGGTTGCTTTGACAATTTTGAAGGCACACAGGAAGAACTGGATCAACTGATTAAAGAGATCCAAGAAAGTGTTGACAATGGAACACTCTTTGAAAAGTCTAGTCCAGTTTCATTTGAATCCTTGCTTGAAGAACTAAGCGAGGAAGAAGTAGAGGACCTGTTAAATACACTTGATATGTTGGAAGACGAGGATTTGCAGGATATTCATAGTCTTGACAAGCCCGGTAGAACACTTCAATAATTTGACAATAAATCACGGCTGTGCTATAATACTAGAACAGTTAAGGAGTATACATGAGCGAAGTAATTGACAAGTCTAAGTCTAAGAAAAAGACCCGTAGCGATAAGTTTGAAAAGCTTGTCGGCCCCACTGATCCTAAGATTGACCACGAGGCACGTGAGCGACTGGTCACTGCACGTATCGGTCTACTGTTGCGCCACAGTTTCTTCGGCAATTTGGCAACTCGTTTGACACTGATTAATGCCGATGAATGGTGCAGTACTGCCGCAACTGACGGTCAGAAATTCTATTACAACTCCCGTTTCATTATGATGCTCAAGCCTAAAGAGGTTGAATTCCTCGTAGGTCATGAGGTCCTGCACGTGGTCTACGATCACATGGGTCGCCGCAATCATCGTGATCCTCAAATCTGGAACATTGCCGATGACTATGCTGTTAACGCTGACTTGAAGCGCCACAAAGTAGGTCAATTCATCACCACTGTTCCTTGCTTGTACGAACAAAAATATGACGGCAAGCCTGCTGAGGAAATCTATGATGACCTGATGAAGAATGCACAAAAGATTGACATTAATAGTCTGATTGACCAAATGATTGACGATCACCTTGACGGTGATGAACAAGATGGTGATGGTGACGGTGATGGCGATCAAGAGGGCAAAGGCAAGCGTCCTAAAATGTCTCCCGAGGAACGTGAACGTGTTCGTCAGGAAGTCAAACAAGCAATTATCAATGCCGCACAATCAGCCGAAGCAGGTAGTCTGCCCCTAGGCGTTGAACGACTGATTAAACAACACACCAATCCAGTTATGCCCTGGCGCGAACTGATTCAAACTAACTTGACCAGTGCTATTCGTACTGACTTTAGTTGGATGCGTCCTTCTCGTAGGTCTTGGCACATGGATGCAGTCATGCCAGGTATGACCCCCGGTGAAGAGATTGATGTTGTCGTAGCTATTGACATGTCTGGTTCTATCTCTAACAAACAAGCACAAGCATTCTTGGGCGAGATTGGTGGTATGATGGAATCGTTTGATGGTTATAAGGTTCATGTGTTCTGTTTTGATACTGATATCTACAACCCTCAAGACTTCACTAGTGAAAACATGGACACCATTGATAACTATGAACCAATGGGCGGTGGCGGCACTGACTTTGATGCTATCTTTGATTACTTGAAGAAAGTTGGAAATGTACCTAAGCGTTTGATCTGCTTCACTGACGGTTATCCTTGTGGTTCTTGGGGTGATGCTGACTACTGTGATACGACTTGGATCATTCATGGTGACCCGGATCCGAATCCCCCATTCGGTACGTATGCTCTCTACGATGAGAAAGGTTGATTATGGAAACTTTGATTTCACTCGGCTATGTTATTCTTGTAGCCGGGGTGATCGGGGTACTATACGCATTTGGTAGAGTGCTCTGGTCAGGATTTAAAGCAGTTAAAAACAATGATGATTAAATCTACGGAAGAGATTGTCATTTACGAATCACCAGATGGTGGCAAAACGGTCTACGCCCGCAAGCCGGGCGAGACCAAACGCCAATTACATAGCGTAGATCCTGCTTGGAAAAAAGAACAAGAACTTAACACACGTTGGGTAAATCTCAAAGAGGCTGTGTTTATGGCTGACTCTGACCCTATATTAAACAATTTAATAGAGAAGGTTGAGATATATCACAGGTTGAAAAAGTAAACATGGTTGAGCATGAGATTAATCTACAAGCTTGGTTTGGTACTAGAGAATTAGACCATACACCTAAGCATTTTATAGTGGCAAAAACTAAGCTAACAGACGAATCAAAATTATGGATATTGAATAAGCTTTCGGGCAGATTTTCAAGTGTCCAATATGTGCAAGATTCTAATGATTATTTTATTTTGGGCGACAAGTTGTTCCCTGCCTTTGAAGATCCTGCAGAAGCAGTATTATACGAACTATATTGGTCGTAATAAAAAATTTAACTAGCAACAATCTAGTTAAATACTTTCGTAAATCTTAGCAGGAGAATAATATGAGTTTTTTACGACATGTAGGTAAACACGGTGACCGCAAAGTGGCAGTCATTTTCAGAGAGGTCCCGGGCGAGCCTCACATGTGTTTGGTTTCATACACTGAAACATTAAATCAGCACATACACGATCCTCTAATTCGTTGTATTGAATCTGATATCGGCCAGAACAGTGAGAATCTAGCAGATGCATTGAATCGCACGTTCACCCAAGATGGTAAGCCAATTCTTCAAACACTTCACTTTGAAGGTCAGTTGAAGAAGGTTCAAACTAGTCTAATTGTTATGACTCCTCAGCCTAATACTAAAATTAGACTTGACGAGTTGAACAAGATTCTAAACGAAATGAAGCAAGGTGAAGATGCTGTTAAGCGATTGGCTGAATTAGATTCAAGCCGCGGTTTGCAAGATCCAGCTGATGTTGCACGTAGACTACGTGGCGATAAGATGCCACCTCAAATGACTCAGGGTCAAAACATTCAATCAACTGGTGACGCACTAGGTGATACTGCACTAGCAAATAACTTGCGTCAGCAAGCTGCCAAGATGGATGCAGAAGCAAAAGGTCTACTGGCAGAGGCACAGCGTCTAATGAAAGAAGCAGCCTCTATGGACCCAGTACAAGCCGTACCCGAAGCGCCTAAGGCAAAACGAGCATACAATAGAAAAGCAAAAGTTAGTGCATAATGAGTCCGGAATTTATTCAGAAGTGGGAACACATTCTTGAAGATGTTGAAAAGCAAAAAGTACCTATCCAGTTTATTAAAAAGTTAATTATTAAACTGGAAGGTAAAAGACAGCAGACAATCAATATCCAAAAGTTTTTAAGTCAAGGACTTGAGCCCGAACAAATTGAAGAAGTTGTCAGTAGAAAATTAAACGAACTAGATGACCTTGTTACTAGCGTTGAATTCATACTAGACGTACAAAGTATCGCTGAAACAGTTCAGCCGGAGACAGATAGGTTATTGAATAAATTATGAAATTAATCGTAGCTTGTGATCCTAAAGGAGGAATAGGCTTTGATGGTAAATTGCCCTGGACTAACATTCAGGGCGATTTGCCAAGATTCAAGGCACTGACAACCAATAAGGTCATTATTATGGGACGCAACACTTGGGAAAGTTTGCCTAAAAAGCCCTTACCAAATAGAGTTAGTGTCGTTGTCACTAGTAGTCAGATAGAAGGTATAACTACTTTGAGTGGTTTACCAGACAAAAAGACAGCGCAGTTAGATGACGCATGGTTGATCGGAGGTGCTAAATTAATTAATAGCAGTTGGCACTTAATTGATGAAGTACATTTATCAAGAACATTTGCCGAATACACTTGCGATACCTTTATTGATTTAGTAAAATTAGAGAATGAGTTTATGTGTTGGTTCAAAGAACAACACACTGACCACTCATATGAAATTTGGAAACGTAAATGAAACAATACCACGACTTACTACAAGACATTTTAGATAACGGAGAATTGAAAGATGATAGAACCGGTGTTGGTACTTATAGTGTGTTTGGACGTAATCTTCGCTTTGATCTGCGTACAGGGTTCCCTGCCATTACCACTAAGAAACTTGCTTGGAAAGCTTGTGTCGGTGAACTACTCTGGTTTATTGAAGGCTCTAGTGATGAACGTAGACTGGCAGAACTCACCCACGGTGATCCGGAAGGAAAGGTTACTATCTGGACGCCAAATGCGCTTGCGCCCTATTGGAAGCCTAAAGCGAAATTTGAAGGTGACCTCGGCAGGGTCTATGGTGTACAGTGGCGTCATTGGAACAAATACACGGAAGAAAAAGATTATGGCGAAGCGCACAAAGGTGGCCAACGTTTAGCAGTTGATCGTACTGAAGTTGACCAATTGGCAAAACTCATTGAAGGACTGCAACAAGATCCTAATGGGCGCAGACACATATTAAGTGCCTGGAACGTGAGCGAACTAGACCAAATGGCACTGCCCCCTTGCCACGTTATGAGTCAATTCTATGTCAACAAAAATAAAGAACTATCTTGTCATATGTACCAGCGTAGTGTGGATGTGTTTCTTGGCTTACCTTTTAACATTGCTAGCTATGCGCTACTCACTCATTTGATTGCACATCATTGTGGATTGAAAGTGGGTGAGTTGATTATCTCCACCGGTGATACACATATCTACAAGGATCACGTTGAGCAAGTTAAAGAACAACTGTCACGTACAGAATTTCCCGCACCTACATTGATGCTGAACATACAAAAGAACAACATCTTTGAAATGACAATGCAGGACATTCACTTAGAGAACTATCAAAGTCATGGGCAAATCAAAGCGAATATGGCAGTCTAAAGACGGTAAGGACATCATCACTCGCAATGTTGTTGTCCATACTTTCAGATTGTCTGATGTAGACGATCCTGATATCTATGCAGCCGGCCCTATTTTTGACTGGGAACGGAGTGATGCAGGGCAGTGGGTAATGAAGAATGCGATACAGGAGCCCAGTTGGCATCGTCATGTGGACCATATGACATATGGGTATCAGTATCAAATCAGAGCAGACCTCACAGACGAGCAAATAACATTTTTTGAATTGAAATACAAATGAAAATTTTAGTAACAGGCGGAATGGGATTAATAGGACATCATGTCGTGTCTAAGTTAGAAAAGCTAGGACACGAAGTTGTTATAGTTGACACTCAGACAAACTATGGAATAATTCCTCAGGATGAAATCAACTACTTGATGTTTGAGCGTAAGAAGAAAATAAAAACGTTTCAGAATTTTAAGTTTGATATTTGTAGTACTACCGATATTAGCTGGCTGTTTGCGGCACACAAATTTGATATTGTGATTCACATGGCTAGCTTTCCTAGACAGAAAGTTGTTAATGCAAACCCACAATGGGGAAGTCGTGTTATGAGCGAAGGTCTACTCAACCTATGTGAAATGAGTAAGAAACACAATGTACAGAAATTTGTTTATATCAGTTCAAGTATGGTCTATGGGGACTTCACTGATGATGTAACGGAAGATTATAACTGCAAACCACAAGGACAATATGGAATACTCAAACTCACCGGGGAACACTTGGTTAAAGATTACACTCGCCGAGGCTGTTTTAATCATGTTATTATTCGGCCAAGTGCTGTATACGGCCCACTTGATGTGGAAGATAGAGTCATTGCAAAATTCATGCTCACAGCAATGCGCGGCGGAACTCTTAAGGTTAATGGAGCTGGAGAAACACTCGACTTCACCTACGTCGAAGACGCCGCAGAAGGGATCGTCTCCGCAAGTCTAAGTGAAAACACTGATAATAAAACATACAATATCACTAAGAGCCACAGTAGGAGTCTGCTTGATGCCGCAGAACTTGCTGTAAAAATTGTCGGCAAAGGAACAATAGAAGTTCGTGACAAAGACGCAGACTTCCCTAGCCGAGGTGCATTGAACATTGATGCTGCCCGTAGAGATTTTGGTTACGACCCTAAAGTAGATGTAGAAGAAGGATTTCAAAAGTATTATGAGTGGCTATCAAATTCCCCATTTTGGATTAAAAAGACAATACAAGAATCTCAGGAATGAAATCCTTGATGCTACTGACCGAGCATTAAAAGATGGTCAACTTATGAACGGGCACTATACCCGTTCATTTGAAGAATGGCTAAGACATAAAACAAAAGCCAAATATGCTGTTACTGTTCATTCAGGTACACAAGCACTTGAGATTATTGCTAGGTACAAAAAGATAAAACATCATGCTACCTTAGCCGGCAATCCTAAAGTTCGTGTTCCTAATCTAACATACCCGGCAACACTGAATGCATTCATGGCCGCCGGTTGGGACATTGAACTTGCTGATACAGATAAACATGGTATTATAACTCAAGAAAAACAACAATCAGGAATTTATGATTGTCTCATGGGCTTTGGTGGTCGTAGACCTTGGCCACATGCCACCTATCAAGAAAGCTATGGCGTGATTGTTGATGGTGCCCAACATTGGTTAGAAGCAGGTGGCAACATTGGTAGTGGCATGGCAATCAGTTTTGATCCTACAAAGAATCTAAACAGTAGTGGCAATGGTGGCGCAATCGTAACCAATGATGAAAAACTATACCTGTATGCCGCGAGATATAGAGACAACAACAAGCCAGAGTTCCACGCAGTAGGTACTAACTCACGAATGAGCGAACTAGAATGTGCCCACATGATGGTTCGTGTCAATCACATTGATGCTTGGCAGTTGCGTAGAAAGCAAATTGCTAGCTTTTGGTGTGAAAGATTTCGTGAGCTTCCCGTAACTTGTTTCTCTGACACACGTGATCCTCATGCACATCAGAAATTTGTAATGTATATGTCTGATAGAAATTCATTGCACACCCATCTGTTATTAAATGGCATTGACAGTAAAGTTCATTATGAATATACATTGGGCGATCTACCCAGTACTTTCGGGATGAACAAGCTTGACATGTTAAGCACCAGCGTTTTGTTAAGTAGAGGGGTATTGAGTCTCCCTATGTTCCCGGAACTGACTGACAATGAAATAGAATACATTGCCGATCAAGTCACGCAATACTTTCAATAAATATTGAAATGAAAGTGTTTCCTATTAAAGTTGAGCCGGCAGTAGAACGTCATACCAATATTGTTGAGTGGATGATCGGTAATGTCTGTAACTTTAATTGCAGTTTTTGTAGTGATGACTTCAAAACAGGTACAAAAAGATTCTTTGAACTATCTAAATATACTGATATTATAGATAAGCTTATAATTGAAAGCGGGGATAAGAAGATATGGTTCAAGATTACAGGTGGTGAGCCTACTCTGTACCCGCATCTTATTGAATTAATGACATACATAAAAAGTAAAGGTCATTTCACTTACTTAATAACCAATGGTTCTAGAACTCTAAGATACTGGCAAGAGTTACGTGATGCAGAATGCATGGACATTATTGCCCTCACACATCATTCTGAACAAACATCTGACGTAGAACATATGATAGATGTGGTCACGCTATTTGAAGACACACCTACTATAGTGTCAGTGAATGTAACTTGTGTTCAGTCATATTTTTATCAGTCAATACGAGCTTACAGTAAAATATACGAAAACTGTGCGGCATATATTAATCTACAGCAAGTGAACGACAACTTAGGAATGTCAAAATATTCTGAAGAACAGCAAAAGATTCTATTAAGTCATAGTCAATCAGCAACACGGAACTTTTCACGCAAAGCAAAGTCTAATATTGATCCTAAGTATGCGTATCATACAGGGGCTATGAAATTCACTTACTCTGACAATTCTATAAAAATAGATCAGGCTATTAATTTTATCAAGCGGGGCGAGGATAATTTTAACGGATACAAATGCGACATAGGAATAACAAATATTCGTATAGAACACGATAGTGTACAACGTGCTGTGTGCAATGCCGGGGAAAAATGGTCTATTTTTGATGAAAAGCTGTTCCAAACAGAACCCATTATTTGTCCATATACTACATGCTCCTGTACTTTAGATTTAATCATTCCTAAAAACATAAATAGATGATGTGGATACTATCAATACTTTCAGAAGCCGCAATACATACGATCTTTGGATTGGGTATTTTGGGCGTAATCGCAGGGTTTGTTTTGGGCTTCATACCGTTCATCAAACCATACAAAATTGCTATACAAGTTATTAGCATATTACTACTTGCTTTGGGCGTCTATCTTGAGGGCGGGTTAGCCGATCATAAAGAATGGGAACTCAAAGTAGCTGAAATGCAGGCAAAGCTTGCACAAGCTGAAACTAAGTCTAGTGAAAAGAATGTAGAAATACAGGAAAAGATCGTAGAAAAGACTAAAATTGTACGTGAGAAGGGCAGAGATATAGTTAATTACATTGACCGTGAAGTTGTAAAAAAGGAAGAAGTAGTTAAGTATGTTGAACATTGTCCTGTTCCTAAAGAAATCATAGACTTGCACAACCAAGCTGCAACACTAAACAAGGCAGCGGAAGGAGAGAAGAAATGAAATATCTTCTAATACCTCTTCTATTACTAGCGGGCTGTGCTTCTACAGTCGTTCCTGTACAGCAGAAATTCCCCAATGCTAGTCCCGAACTTATGAAAAAGTGCGAGTCACTTAAGAAAATTGAGGGTGACAAAGTAGCAATTACTGACTTATTAAAAGTCGTGGTTCATAACTATAGTCTATATTATGAATGCTCAACTAAAGTAGAGGGTTGGCAAGAGTGGTACAATGAACAAAAGAAAATCTACGATGAAGCTGCTAAGTAATAGCATATTATTGGTGGTTTTCTTAGCAGGGTGTGCGTCTACAAACGACTATCAAATCTATGTAGACACACAAAAGACTCTAAACAAAGACTATACTATGGCTGAATTAGCTAGAATTTCAGCATTAACTGAGATTGTCAAAGAAACTCAGGATGTAAATGTACGAATTCAAGCTATCAAAGCACTACAAGAAATACAGCGTAGCAAGAGACCACTCGTAATTGACAGACCCAAGTCCTGGCTAGAAAGATAAATACTAGAGATATCAGGATACAAACGATGGCAACACCAGAAATAATTAATATTGGCGCGCTCCCTAATGATGGCCAGGGTGATCCGCTACGAACTGCTTTCCAGAAGATTAACAACAACTTTGCACAAATCTACTCGTCAGGGGCATTCACATATCTCGGTGAGACTACCGGAACTACTGCTAACCAAGTTATCTTTGAAACAGATGCCAATATATTTACTCAGGGTGTCTTTCAGATTAACTCCTACGTAGCAAACACAGCCAACAGTCAGAACATTACATTGACTGCTGCAATTAATAATGATGCTAGCAACGTAAAATTTACAGCATACGGTACAACTGTATTCGGTACATATGTAGTCACTGGGTACAATATGGACATATCTGGTGGTAATGTCAGAATCTTAGTAAATCCAAACGCAAACGTTACTATGGGGCATTTTATATCAGCCCAGATTACTTTCAACGAGGTAGTTGAAGGAATGATGCTATCATTAGACGGATACGATAATTCAGTTCTAGGAACTGAAAATAATGTACCAATTACAACTGAGCAGCCTGCATAATGAGAGCAAAAGAGTTTATAACAGAACAGACAGGTTCTATACTCCCGGAAGTTCAACGAACATTGCCGGCTGCTTGGGTTATTGACCAGTTAAAGAACAACGACTTCTATATGCAATATAGATTTGGTGTCGCACTTGCAGGGGCTAAAGGTGCTGACCAACGCAAGAAAGATGGTGTTGCCCCCTACGCTAGAGAAACAACTTGGGGTGAGAACGAAGTTGTAGTATCATATGCCGGACCTGATGCATTACAGGGTTACTTGGATGATGCATTACGTGAACTGAACATTCCTACAAGTGCAGCAAAGTTAGTAACTACTAAGAAAAGCGAAGAACCCGTTGACACTACTAAGAATAGTCCTTTAAAAGGATTTAAGGGATATAGAAGAAAATGAGAGCAAGTGAATTTTTAACTGAGCGCAAAATCGCACATCCCACAAAACGTCAAAGTTTTTCGTCCCGCGGCCTACACAAGTTTCGTGATCCGGGTGGATATGATCGCACATATGAACTAAACCGTATTATGATGGCTACTGCATGTGCAGATGGAGTTACTCCGTTAGCATTAGATGCTGAAACATGGAGCGGAAGATTTAATACAGCGCACCCCTACACCGACATTGAATCTAAAATGCTAAAGCAAGCATATAAAGCTGTCGGTAGTGAGATGCATGATTTAAATCACGGTGACGATAGAAGTCAAGAATTGCCGGGTACAAATACGCAAAGCACAGTAAAGCCCTTCAAGGGCTACAAGAGAAAATAATTTATCAAGCTACATTGAGAATAAGTATTTCTATAAATTATAGGAATCTCAATGATTGATATTAACAACACTCTTGATCTAGTCAAACTCAAATTTTATAACGAATGGTTATACACTGCCCACATCTATGATGAGGGTGATAGTCCTATGCATGAGCATATGACTAAAGAAGTGGTGAAAACATACATTGACCCCTTGAATCTTCCCAAGAATGCAAAGATTGTAGATTTGGGTTGTGGTCCAGGGTACTTCTTAGACGAAATGAAGGCACGTGGATACACTGATATTACTGGAGTTACTTTAAGCCCCGGCGACATGGAAATCTGTCGTAAAAAGGGCCATGAAATTAAAGCATATGACCTAACATTCTTACCACAAGATCAAGGTTACCATGATGAGTCTACTGACTTTGTATTTCTACGTCATGCGTTAGAACATAGCCCTTACCCTATTTTCAGCTTAATGGAATATAACCGAATCTTGAAACAATTTGGTAAGATATACATTGAAGTACCTGCCCCTGACTGCGAACGTAGGCACGAATACAACCTAAATCACTATAGCATCTTAGGGCAAAATCAATTAGTTGCACTGTTGCAAAGAACAGGTTTTGATATTGATAAGTTCAATGTGATAGAGTTTGACATTGGCATCCCTAATCAGACAACTGGTGAGCAAGTTATGCTAAAAGAAAAATACTATTGTATCGTTGCAACTAAACAGCGTCCGTTAGATATTAAATGATAAATGTCCAAGGCATTAGAAAATTTTAAAAAAGCAAAATACATGTATGTTGTTTACCCCGGGGCAACCGGGGGTAACCACGTATGCAATATGCTAAGTTTGTGTGAGGGATTTGGACCTAGAGTAAAAAAGCCCAACTACAAACAGTGGATGTTAAAGAAGTATAAAAGAGTTGACTACAAACTCAAACAGCCCAAATTTGTAAATGCCCACGTTGACGATTCAATTCTGCATGTTGACAGACTATATGAATATGTTGACAAAGAATACCTGTTAAATGCAGAAGAAAAGATTGTAATACAAGGGCATATATTCAATTTTTGGGGAGCAATAAACAATGGTATATTGCAAGAATTGGGCCCGGACTATGTAGGAATTGTGATTGATTATCCCCTTGAAGGATCAATGGCACATAATCGTATAACGGTATATAATTATCACAGTGACCATCGTGGCTATGACTTCCCTTTAAAAATGGAGTTTATTGATTATACAATAAGCATTGACGAAGACAATGGCTTTTTTCTAAGCACTGACAAATTGTTCACATCTGAAGGAAGTCAGCATTTACGTGAACTGTTATGGAATAAGTTTGAGTTAGAATTGCCACCAGAAGCAGACGAAATGCACAATTTGTGGTTTACGTGGATGCAGCACGTAGTTAAACCCGAAACAGTAGAGTTTTGGAAGAACCGATAAATACTCTTTATATAGAGAGTATTTTTTTATGGCCTATCCAGATCCAGCAAACGTTGCGCCGTGGTATTTACGCAACATTAATCAAGCATTAGCACTAGATGAAGCTACCGGGAACGTTTACGTTCGCACCGGTTTCGAGGGCAACATCATCATTAGTGGTAACGTCAACATTCCAGGCAACGTTGACGCACATATTTCAGAGATTGGTACATCAGGTAACTTAACTGTTCCCTATATGCCTATCGCAGGTAACATTACAATTGACCCGGGTCAAACAGTTGAAGTTACACAGGGAACTAATCCTTGGACAGTCGATGGTACAGTAACAGCTAATCAAGGTACTAGTCCTTGGGTAGTATCAGGTAATGTCAACGCTACATTACAGGGTACATCTACAGTAGCATTCAGTGCTCCATCTACAGACGCATTCGGTAGATTACGTGTCAGTGAGCCATTCACATTATTTGATACTCAACAAAGATATTACGACCACGGTCAATTTGATTCTAGTACTAGTGGTACAGCATCAGTTACATATAACGCAAATTCAAGTACATTCGCACTAGCAATTGGCTCAACATCAGGTGATTCTATTATCAGAGAAACAAAGCGTGTGTTTCCCTATCAGCCAGGTAAGAGTTTACTAACACTAATGTCTTTCTGTATGAATACTCCTAAAGCAAACTTGCGCCAGCGTGTTGGTTTCTTTGGAGCACAGAATGGTATCTACTTTGAAGCTGATGGAACTACACTGAACATGGTTATTCGTAGCTACAGTTCAGGTAGTCTAGTTGAAGATAGAATACCACAAAGTAACTGGAACGGTGATAGATTGAATGGCGCAGGTGGAGCAACTAACCCTAGTGGCATCACA